GCACCCGGCGTTAAAGGGATGCCATGGCGAGAAATCTATTGGGAACGCGGTACCGGGCAGAATACATTGCTGCGTGTGCGCGGTTTCTACGAGAAGCCATTTATTGCGCCGCGCTGGGACATCATCGGCAATGATGCCTACGGCCGCTCGCCAGGAATGGACGCGCTGGGCGATCTGAAACAGCTTCAAGTCGAGCAGAAGCGCAAGGCTCAGGCGATCGACAAAGGCGTGAACCCGCCGATGCTGGCGGATGTTTCGCTCAAAAATGAACCGGCATCGATGCTGCCCGGCGGCGTGACATACATTTCAGGCGGCACGAATGGTGTGGGATTCAAGCCGGTCTATGAAGTCAAAATAGATCTGGGCGACATGCGCGAGGATATTGGGACGATCCAAAAACGCATCAAGGACACGTTCTTCAACGATCTGTTCATGATGATCAGTCAGCTTGATACCGTACGCACAGCGACGGAAATCGACGCCCGCAAAGAAGAAAAGCTAATTCAGCTTGGCCCGGTTCTGGAACGCTTCGAGAATGAAGCACTTGATCCGGCGATTAATGCGACGTTCGATATCATGCTGCGCGGGCGTCTTTTCCCGCCGGTACCGCAAGAATTAGCCGGCCAGCGGATCAAGGTCGAGTACATCAGCATGCTCGCCGAGGCGCAGAAAGCGGCCAGCACCGCCAGCGTAGAGCGTCTTGCGCAATTCGTCGGCAACATCTCGGCGGCTGTTCCTGGCGCGCTGGATAACATCGATTGGGACGAAATGATTGACGAATACGCTGACATGCTCGGTGTGTCGCCCAAGATCATTGTGGCTACGGCAAAGGTCATGCAGATTCGTCAGCAACGCAATCAGCAGACTCAGGCGCAGGTCCAGCTTCAAAACAGTGTGGCGGCGGCGCAAGGTGCGCAGACGCTCAGTCAGACAAAAGTCGGCGGCGGACAGAACGCGCTTCAAAAGATTATTGGAGGTTGATATGTACGGCTTTATTCTCGACTGCGCGCTTGGCGCTTGCTTCTTTGCTGTGATGATTGGTGCTCAGGTGCTGATGTCATGAGCGAAAAAATCATCGACTTCAAGGATCTGCGCAAGCTCATCCGTCCGGACGCTTCGCCAAAGCTCAAGAAGCTTTTCGAGATGCGCCTTGAAGAAGAAGCGCACGACGAAGCCGCGGAGCAGAAACAAGTCGCATTGCAGCGTGGCGCGCCGCCTATTCCCGAAGCGCAATTGGTCTATAATCACGCGAGCGGAACCATGGGCGTTGCGGTGCGTGGTGCGAAATTGATTTGCCCGTTGCCGAAAGGCTACGGTGGCCCAGGTTTAGAACTGGCTGTGATTGAAGGCGAGCGGCTGATAGCGATCCAGCCGGACAAACCGCCGTTACTGATCGATCCTCAAACGGGTACGACCCGGAGGTTGTGATGGCTGTTCAACTACCCCCCGAAGTGATGCAGAACGCGGCCAATACGACCGCGCCGGGCGTGCAACCCACGCAGCAAGCGCAGCCCAAGAACCTCGCAAATGGCCGCAAACAGCCCAATGCGGCCAAGAAAACAGCGGCTCAGAAGGTCTATCCCAAGCTCGCGACCCAGGATCAAAACGGTGGAGACGGTGATTAATCATGGCAAAGCTAACCGCTGCCGCACGCAAAAATATCCCGGCCGAAAAGTTTGCTGGCCCCGATCGGAGTTATCCGGTCCCTGATAAGAGCCACGCGGCGAATGCTAAAGCGCGCGCCAGCCAGGCTGTGAATGCGGGCCGCATGTCAAAATCCGAAGAATCCAAGATCGATGCCAAGATCGATGCCAAGATCGATGCCAAGGCCGATAAGGTTCTTGGCAAAAGCGGCTCAGCCGCGAAGAAGCTGTATCCAAACCAGAAATAGGAGATTGATCTTGACAGACATATCCCATGATGCCCAAGCTTCCAACGAAGGGCATTTGATAGAGCGAGCAGGCGGCGCGCAAGCAGAATATCTCAGCGAGAAGGTAGGCCGCGACTTCGGCGCTCCATTCAATGGCTGGGTGACTGACCGCGAAACGGCGACGGTCTACCAGACGCGCGAACAGGCTCAGGTTATCCTCGACACAGCCCTTGCGCACGTAGCGCCATTCTGTGCGGTGGTGGCGAAATGACCAAAATCGCTATCTGCATTCCATCCGGTGATATGGTCCATGCTGACTTTGCCATGGCCTTGGCCGCGCTGACCTACCAATGCGGCCCCGTTACGGTCAACGGCGAGAAGCATGAGCCGCTTGAAATCGCGCTACTCAACGTCAAAGCTTCTTTGATCGTCTATGGTCGCAGCGAGCTTGTCCATGAAGCGCAAAAACTCGGCGTCGATTATCTGTTTTTCGTGGATTCGGACATCGTTCTACATCCGTGGACGCTGCGCCAACTGTTGAGCCGCAAGGTCGATATCGTTGGCGGAACGTACATTCAGCGCAAAGAGCCGCACCGATTGCTTGGCAATGGCATGGATGGTCTGCCGCTCGGTGAATCGGTGGCGGGCAAAGAAGTGGGGGGCGCCGATCTGTACGAGGTCAGCGGTTTGCCCGCTGGTTGCCTGTTGATCAAGATGAGCGTGTTCGACCACATCCCGAGGCCCTACTTTGCCACGCCAGCACATGTGCATGAAGATCGCGCATGGTACGAAGGTGAGGATTATTTCTTCTGTGCTGCGGCCCGCGCCGCCGGTTATCAGGTATGGCTCGACTGGCCGGTATCGTTCGCACTCTCGCATCTCGGCCAGCAGGCATTCAAGATTCCAGGGGTCCGACTCGAAAGCGCGGAGGTGAAAAGTGCGATCATCCACTGAGCCGGAAGTCGATGCGCGCTATGACGCGGGCGATGCAGTATCTGTTAAGAGCAAGGAAAAACTCGCCAAAGTCCGCGAGGAACGCCGTCTCAATGGTTTGCGCCAGATCATGGGTAGCGCTGATGGGCGCCTATGGATGTGGCAATTCCTTTCTGAGTGCGGCCTGTTCTCAGTGATTTTCAACGGCAACAGCAAGGATTATTTCAACTTGGGCCAGCGCAACGCTGGTATGCCGATCTTTCTGGATATCCAACGGCATTGCCTGGATGAATATATCTTGATGTGTCAGGAGATGAAAAATGTTTAAGCACCTGTTGCGCCGCTGGGCGCTGATGGAAGAATCGGGCGGAGACGGCGGCGCGGGTGCAAGTGCTGCCCCGGCTGTCGCCGCCGCGCCAGCAGCCGCTCCGGCACCGGCTGCCGCACCTGCCGCTGATACTGGACTGACGCCGCCGACGAGTTTGCTCAGCGACCCGCCGAAAGCGGAAGAAAAACCGGTTGATGCCCCTAAGGAACCGGTTGCTGATGAGCCAATTGTCTACACCGATTTCAAGTTGCCGGAGGGCGTCACGGCGAGCCCGGAAGTCATGGCAAAATTCACCACGGCCGCCGCCGCCGCCAAGATGCCACAAGAAGTTGCGCAAAGCTTCTTGGACATGCATACTGCGGAATTGAAGGCTGTAGCGGAAGCGCCAATGAAGGCGTGGACCGAGACGCAAAAGACGTGGCAAGAAGCGATCAGGAACGACCCCGAAATCGGTGGCGCGAACCTAGATAAGAATCTAGCCAATACTAAGGCCGGCCTGAAAGCTCTTTTGGGCGATCAAGCTGACAAGTTTTTTGAGGCGCTCAACTTTACGGGCGCCGGCAACAACCCCGATATCGTTCGTGGACTTATCAAGGCGGCAGCCCCTCACGCACCCGCCAGTCCAGTAGCAGGTCGAGCACCAGGCGGCGTAAAATCCGCAGGCTCGACGCTCTACCCCAGTATGAATGGACTCGGAAACGGGCACGAAGGCTAACCACTCTGCGATGCGACTCGACGGCTTCACCTTAACACGGCCAACCGGGACGACTCAAAGCAAGGAGATTTGAAAATGAACACTTAGGAAACCATCATGGCTATTCTCGGCGGCACAGCGCTTACTTACGCTGACTGGGCGAAGCGGATCGATGACGATGGCAAGGTCGCCACGATTATCAATTTGCTTTCGCAGACCAATGAAATCCTGGACGACATGCTTGTCGTTGAGGGCAACCTTCCCACCGGCCACAAGACGACCGTTCGCACCGGTCTGCCTTCGGCCACTTGGCGCCTGTTGAACTACGGCGTTATCAAAACCAAGTCCACGACCGCCCAGGTCACGGACAACTGCGGCATGCTCGAAGCGTATAGCGAAATCGATAAGGATCTTGCTGACTTGAACGGCAACACCGCAGAGTTCCGTCTGTCCGAAGACATGGCCTTCCTCGAAGGCATGAATCAGCAAATGGCTTCGACCTTGTTCTACGGTAGTTCGGCAGTCAACCCGGAACGTTTTACCGGGCTGGCACCGCGCTACAACACGTCGAACACGGCCAGCGCTCAAACCGCTGTGAATGTGATCAATGCTGGCGGCACGCTATCGACCAACACGTCGATCTGGATCGTGACTTGGGGGCCGAATACGGCTCACGGCATTTTCCCGAAGGGCAAGATCAGCGGTTTGCAACACCGCGACTTGGGCGAGTGGCCGCTGTCGGACGCCAACAATAATTTATATCAGGGCTATCGTACCCATTTCAAATGGGATATGGGCTTGACGGTTCGCGACTGGCGCTACATCGTCCGCATTGCCAACATCGACACGGCGCTTCTGTCCGGCGGCTCGGCGGCGAACCTGACCAATGCTTTGATCCGTGGCGTACACCGTTTGCCTACCGCTCCGGCGCGGGTATCGACAGAGCAGAAGTCGGACGCACCGGACGGCGCCATGATGCAAATGGGCCGCTTGGCGATCTACTGCAACCGTGGCATTCGTACCTACCTCGACATCCAAGCAGTCAACAAGACGAACGTTTTGCTGCGCCTGGAAGAGTGGGAAGGTAAGGCGATCACCACGTTCCGAGGTATTCCGGTGCGCACGGTGGACGCAATTTTGTCCACTGAATCCACCATCTAAGGAGCGCGAAATGCTTATCGACCAATTCCTTGTTTTCGATCAAGGCACGTATAGCACCACGACCGGCATGAGCGGTGCGAACCAGTTCGGCACCAACGCCACCACGACCAGCACGAACACGATCGACTTGATCAATGCGCGTGATATCGGTGGCGGCGCGGAAATGGACACGGCCAATCTGACGGTGGAGTGGCTTGTCAAGACAGCCTATACAGGCGGCACGTCGGTCAACTTCCAGATTTTGGGATCGACCGACAACGTGACTTATACGGTCTACGCCGAAACCGGGGCAATCGCGATTGCCAATCTTGGTGTCGGTGCTGTCCTAAAGCTGAAAATGCCCACGGTCAACCCGGATAGCGGACCCGCTCCGCGTTATCTGCAACTGAACTACGTCAATGCCGGCGCCAATACGGCCGGCGCGGTGATTGCTTGGCTGGGCACTGTGAATTCGCAGCGCTACTATCCGCCTGGCGTCGTCGTCAATAACTGATGTTCATTGCCCCGGTTTAGGCCGGGGCCTTTCAATTCATGGAGATTTTCATGTCCGACACCATTCAAGAGCAGGGCACGACCCCCACGTATAAATTGCTC